TCATTATAATCGGCCCAAGTTATTTCATAAGTACTTCCCAAATAAGCAATATTACCAACAGTTGATTTGTGATGATAATGACCTGTCATTACAAGATCATAACCGTTGAATATTGTATGGTTCATCCCATGATGGCAAAAACTGTTTTTATACATCTTGAAACCGTTAAGTTCAAGATGACCCATGACAACTGAAGCTTCATTAGAATTAATCAACTCCATAGACTTCTCACCATTTTCTCTATTGATCCAAGGTAAGAACAATATTTTAGTTTTTCCAAATTTGACTATCTCTGGATCCTCGTAGATTTTAACCTTTTTATATCTGTTTCCTAAAATCTCTTTTGGTGCGTTTACTCGGTTTGTATCTTTGTAGTAGA